AAGTTCTCAAGTGATGTAATCCCATCGTGTTTGTTAACCCACATGGAAGAATTGCTCGGATACAAGCCAACCCATGGTGCTCCCAAGAGAAGGGGAGCCAGACCATCACGCCACCGTCATTTTGAAGGAACTACAAAGGAATTACCTCCTGTGGTACCTAAGTATTTGGACATGGCCCTGAGGGACTTTAAGGAGAAACTCAAGCCACTTATTAATTCTGAAGAATTCAAGAAGCATGTCCATACCATGACTTTCAAGGAGGCGGTGAACGGTGTTCCCGGCGAGAATGGATTTGATCCAATCAATCCATTAACTTCTCTTGGATGGCCACTCAATTGTCCCAAATTCAAAGCCTTCGTGAAGAAAAATCACAATATTGACTCGTTCAAGTTTGTGACTGTGAAGGAAGAAAATGGGGTGAAGGTGTATGAATTCGAGATCGTGTTTGACAAATCCATCATCGATATGGAGAACAATGTTGAGAAGTTGGCTCAAGATTTCTTGGATGGTTTCCGAACGAACAATGTTTGGAGAACAAACTTGAAAGATGAAGGTCTAACTTTCAAAAAGATCGAAAATGACAAAATTCGGATCTTTGCGGGAGCTCAAACCCCATTCGTGATACTAACACGAATGTTGGCGTTGCCTCTTCTCAATGTCATGTCCAACTTTCCTCGTGAATTTGAGAGTGCTGTTGGCGTTGATGCTACTGGAAAGGAGTGGCAGTTTCTGTTTGATTTTCTGACTGCGCTTGGATTCAAACGTGTTGGCGACGGAGATTTTGCATTCTACGACATGCGTACTGATTCTCCATTCACATGCAGTGCATTCGAATTGATCAGGTGGATCTTTTCCGAATGTGACTGGCCTGATGATTTGTTGACCATTTGGGATGGAATAGCAACTGAATGCATCTATCCATGGTATGAGAATGATGGCTTGATTTACAAGGCTTTGAGATCGAGCCCATCCGGTCATCCACTTACTGTGATCATTAATGGACTGGTTAACTCTCTGTACATGCGCTATGCATACTACGCGATGCACGAATGTGAGAAGTATGGAGACATTCCTATGTTCCACGAAATGGTTCATTTGATGACTTTTGGTGATGACAACAACTTCAGTGTGAGTGTTGAGGAAGATCTATTTGGAATGCGAGCAGTGAGCGAGCAATTGGCACGCATTGGAATCAAGTACACCGATGCAACCAAGGAAATACCCAAAGAACAATTCAAGGATGCGGAAGATTTGTCTTTCTTGAAGCGTACTTTCCATTTCCATGAGATGCTTGGACAGAGAGTTGGCCAATTGGAGTTGAATTCAATTTGGAAATCTCTGGCCCTCACTAGGAAACCGAAGAAAGGTCAGGAACAGAGTGAAGCAGAAATCATGGGCGCATGCTTGCATGCAGCCTGTCATGAGCTCTTCTATCATGGAGCTGATGTCTTCGACCATTATGTTCCCATTTTGCAGGAAATTGCTCAAAGGGCAGTTGATTCTCAAGGACATGAAGTCAAGAACTTCTTCAAAC